TTAAAAATTGCGGTAGCCTAATACAACTTGACCAATCACAAGCAGGCTGTCTGCCTCTTCTGCTGTGAGTTTTATCGGGCGGTATGCGTTATTGTCGCTGATTAACTCTACCCCGCTAAATGTACGTTGAATGCGTTTTATCAGCATTGATCCTTGATTGTTTAAAACAAAGATTTTGCCATCAATTAAAGTTTTACTGGCATGATTGACGATAATGTCCTCGCCGTCTTTTAGCGTGTCGTCCATGCTATCGCCGCATACTTTATACTTTCCGCAGTCTTCCGCTTTTAACCCTCTAGCACGGAGCCATTCGCGCTCTATCTTGGTCTTTTTTACCTCTAGGTAATCGCTGTTTATGCCACCATAACCAGCCGTTACGATAACATCACGACAATCATCAATCCATTCAAACCCTTCGTCATCGGCAACGCTACGCGAATTCTCGCTTTCGCGCAGGGTAATTCTATTGGAATTTTCATCTAGTGTTGCATTGGTCTCTCCAGTCAATAAATAGTTAGGCGAAACCTCTAACTCTTCAGCAAGGGTAATAATCATTGAAGCTACAGGTTCAGTTTGATTTGTTTCCCAATTCTGCAATGCAGATAGTGAAAGTCCCAGCTTTTCCGCCATAGCATTTCTTGAAACTTTTTTAAACTCTCTTAACTCTCTAATCCGATTTCCTATGGATGAGTTGTTTTTAAACTTAACTCTCATAACTTTAAAAAACTCCTATGAAAAATTTAACTTTTTTAAAGTTGAATTAAAAGTTATTTATTTCAAATAGATAGATTAAATAACTATTAATCCAATGGTTAATTTTTAATCAATTAACTTTAAAATAAACTTTTAAAAGTTGTATTAGTTGTTTTTATGGTTTAATATCCTCATCAGATTAACAAATGAGGTTATCTAATGAGGACATTAATGGAAGCTAAAAAAACAGCTATTGATTGGCATCGAGAAGACATCAAAGCTGCACTAGCAAAAAAAGGTTGGTCATTGCGCCAACTCTCTTTAAAGCATGGTTATAGCAACGGTAGCACATTAAAAAACGCGCTAGACCGTCCTTGGCTCAAAGGTGAACGTATCATAGCTGAAGCTATTGGCGTTCCTGCCGAAGTTATTTGGGCATCACGTTATGAGCAACGTAACCATAAAAAATACGCTGATAGATAGTTTTGAGGTTATTTATGAGAAACGGCAACCTAAAAAAACACTACTCAGCCAAGGAACTACTTGATTTAAGTTTATCCTGTTTACCTAATTCGGTGCAAGGAATTATTTATCAAGCTAAGAAGAATGGTTGGGTAACTCAAAAAAGAGTTGGCAAAGGTGGTGGAAAAGAATATGCCTTGGCATCTTTACCGCAAGAAATTCAAACTGAGATTCGCACTAAATTTGCAGTTTCTATCGTTAAAGCCAAACCCAAATCTCTTCCCGCCGATCTCCGTCAGGTGGAATTAAAAACTTTAACGGAAAAACAACGTGAAGTGGCAGGGGCAAGAATGGCGTTAGTTGCCCAAGTGGCACAGCTCGAACAAGCCCAACCTCGTTACAAGGCGATTAAGTTTTTTTGTGAACAAATCAAACATGGTGGCATTTCTTCTGATTTGATGAGATTGGTTGAAACCGCCAATAACAAGAAAGGAAAAAATCGCACTTTATCTGACCGCACTTTGAATCAATGGGTGTTGGATTATGAAAAGGCGGATACCCCTGAAGAACGATTAAAAGCCCTCGCACCAATGCAACGGGTGGCGAAAAAGGCTGAAGAAATTGTGTGGTTACCTGACTTTTTGGCGATATATCGCCAAACCAATGGCATCAATGTGGCAGAAGCCTATCACTATTTTTCGGCTGAATGGGATGCACGTTTTGCAGACGAGCCGTTACGTTTAGAAATGAAACCGAGTATTGACCAAGTTCGCGCTGCATTAGCGAAATTGCCAAAACACATTAAGGAAATTGGTCGTAAGACGGGTTCTGAACTCCGCGCCCTTAACACTTATGTGAAACGCGACTGGAGCGTGTTGCAAGTAAATGATGTGTGGGTGGGTGATGGTCATGCGATGAAATTGAAAGTCGCCCATCCTGAACACGGTCGCCCTTTTATTCCTGAGGTGACATTAATTATGGATACCTCTTGCCGCTTTATTGTGGGTTGGTCGGCTAGTTTGGCGGAAAACGTTCTGGCTGTGGCAGATGCCTTGCGTTATGGCGTGGAACGCTACGGCATACCCGCAATTTATTACTCCGATAACGGTGGGGGTGAGAAAAACTGGATGCTTGATGGTGATATTACGGGGATGTTGCCGCGTTTGGGGATTAATCACCAAACAGGGATTCCGGGCAATCCACAAGGGCGTGGGATTATTGAGCGGGTGCATCAAACGATTTTATACAAAATCGGTCGCCAGTTTGAGACTTACCACGGCACAGGGGCGGATAAAGACACGGTGCGACAAGTGAGCACAGCAGTGATTTCACTGGATAAAGCAAAACGTAAAGGTGCGACACAGCTAACGCCAAAACAACAATGGGCAGTGGGTAAATTGCCAAGCTGGAATCAGTTTTTACAAGCCTGTCAAGAAGGCATTGATGAATACAACAATAAACACGAGCACAGAGAACTAGGGGGAATGACACCTGCACAAAAACGCCGTCAGTTGATGGAAAAAATGAACCCTAATGATTTGGTCTTTGTTACGCCAGTGGAAGCAAGGGATTTATTCCGCCCAAGTACATTACGTGTGGCACAACGTGGTTGGTTACAACTTTTCAATAATTATTACTTTAGCACGAAATTGCTCGATGTTGATGGGCAAAAGGTGCAAGTGATGTTTGATATTCACGATCCAAGCCAAGTGATTGTGAGAAAGCAAGACGGCACTTTTGTGTGTTATGCCGAACTAGATGGCAATAAACGTGATGCGTTCCCAATGCCGTTTGTTGAGAAAACACGCCAAGAGCGTCATGCACGCCGCGCGAAATTGAAACAAGAACAGCTTGATGAGATTAATGCGGAACTTAACCCGATTATTACGATTGAGCATCAGCAAGGTTTTGAATTGTTACGCACAAAACCGAAAGCCAAACAGGAAGCTACCCCAATTTTCTTAACCAAAGCGGATAAAGAAGCGTGGGAACAAAGAAAAAAGTTAGTGAATGAGTAAAGGGCAAAAAAATGAAAGCACAAGAATTAAAAGCGTTTATGGATGCGCACAAGATGAGCCAAAAACAAGTGGCAACCTTGTTTGATGTGTCCATTACAACAGTGAGCCAATATTTAAACGGTAAATACCCGACTGATACCAAGTGGCTCGATGAAAAAGTGGATGAGTTGTTAGCACGCCATAAGGCGAAAGTGGTTGAAGCGAAATACAACAATGCATTTGTCCCCACTCAAACAGCAAAGCGCGGTATGGAAATTATGCACTTTGCCCACGCAGAGGGCGAAATTAATGTGATTTACGGTGCGGCAGGCTTAGGCAAAACACAAATGCTTAAACAATATGCGAAAGAACATAGTTCAGCCATTTTAATTGAGGTTGATCCAAGTTGCACACCGAAAGTGTTACTACGCAAGATTGCAGAAAATGTTGGTTCAACCAGCCGAGGGGTAAACAACGATGTACTTTCAGGAATTGTGGAAAAACTCAACGGTGCAGAACGTTTGTTAATGATTGATGAAGCCGAGTTACTTTCTACCCGTTCTTTGGAATTTATCCGACGCATTCACGATTTAACGAATTGTGGCGTGATTTTAGCGGGTATGCCTCGCTTGTTGGTTAATTTAAAAGGGAAAAATAACGAACTGGCACAGCTTTATAGTCGAGTGGGATTTGCTTGTGACCTTGGTAATGCCCTACCTGATGACGATTTAGCCATGTTAGCGGAAAGTGCACTTAATACAAGTGAGTTTAACGCCCCTTTATTGGAGGCCTGTAAAGGCAACGCACGCCGATTAAGTAAGTTAATGCGAGGTGTTGTGCGTTCGGCAGAGATTAACGAGACCGAAATTAGCGCAGAGATGATTGAACAATACAGCAAAATGTTAATTAGTTAAGGAGATGACCATGTTACAAGCAAGAAAAAACAAACAATTAAACAAAAATAATGCCGTGATGTTGGCTTATTTAGAACAAGTGGAAAAAGCAGTAAGACGCTTAAATGAAATGGGGCTTACGGTGATTAATGTGCACTTTGAGAAGATAAGACCGACGGTGCGTGTGATGAATAATGCGGTAACAGAAAAGCTAGAGAAAGACCAACGGGCTTATGTGTATCACGTGGGGCGTGATGTGGGTCGATACCAAGAAGCGCAATTTACTGTGGAAGGTATCCGTGTGGTTTGGAGAAAATATTTGAACTAGGAGGAGGAATGGCAACGCGTCGGCAAATTTATGCAGTCTATCGTGGCGAAGAGAATTTGGGTGACGGGACTGCGGAAGAATTAGCAAAGAAACTCAATGTGAGCGAAAAAACGATTTACAGCTCGGCAACAGTCGCCCGATGTAAACGTGATAAAGGTAAGCGACTTGTAGTGATTAAGTTAGATAAAGAGGAGCTCTAAATGAAGCAGATGATTGAAGGGAAAGAATACTGGCGTGATGCAAGAGGAAATTTAACCCCTGCTGAGTTGGTAAAAGACATCGACAAAGCACGTGATGTGCTTGTGCGTGAATGGGTGGAAAAAGGTGTGTCCTTAAATAAGGAGATGCGCAATTTTAAAGATGGCATTTTCGGCGATATTCAGGCGTTTATTGAACTTTCGGCTGAAAAATATAATGCAAAAGTGGGCGGTAGTAAAGGCAATATCACACTTTATAGCTACGACGGCAAATACAAAATCCAACGTGCGATTAACGACCATTTGCAATTTGATGAACGTATCCAAGCGGCAAAAGTGTTGATTGATGAGTGCTTAAATGAATGGAGCGAAGGCTCTCGCCCTGAATTAAAAGCGTTAATTGAACGTGCGTTTAATGTGGATAAAGAGGGAAACCTCAACACTTCACGGATTTTGGGATTACGTCGTGTTGATATTCAGGATGAACGCTGGCAAAACGCAATGCAGGCGATTAGCGAAAGCGTGCAAGTGGTGAGTAGTAAGGCTTATGTTCGACTTTATGAACGTGTGGGCGAAACCGATCAGTATGTGCCGATTGCGTTAGATGTAGCGGGGGCGTAGATGAGTGAGTCTGGCATCGTTGTAATTTGTCTTTTTGCACTATATGCGTGGGTAGCATATTTGATGTTTAAGAATTTATAAAACTTATTTAAATGCCCTTTAAATCTCCCCTAGCCCCTCTTTACGAAAGAGGGGGATGAGATGAGGGGCATTCATAATAGGTTTTAACAACAAAGGAGCAACAATGAAAAAATTGGAAAATTACCGAGATTTTAGCCAACACGCTGCGGAAATGGAACGTGTTGGTGCATGGGAACAAGCAGAAAGTGCTTGGGAAAAAGCGGCAACGGTGGCTCGTTGTCAAGAAAATCAAGAATGGGCGGAAAATCGTCGTTTATTTTGTGCACATTATGTGCGTTATCCCGCGAGAAGACCGGAGGTCAATCATGGCTAAGTTTGTGGCGCGCTTTTATTGTTTAGTTGAAGCAGTTGTGGAAGCTGAAAGCAATGAGCAAGTGTTGGAATTGTGTGATTTGAATGTATGTGATGTGAATAAACTACCGCATACGATTACGGAAATTGATGATGTGGTTGAGGTGGAGGAAGTATGAGTGAATTAACAAAAAATGATTTAAAAATAGGTCGCTTTTACTCAGCTAAACGACCGCAACGTTTCGGTTTTTTCCGCTTACTTAACGACAGAGAGATTATTTGGTTAAGCGATACCCACGTGAAATATGATAGCCCAAGTGTGAAATTTGGCGCGAAATACCCGATAGTGACTATCGAAAGATTTTTGAAATGGGTAAAAGAAGATGTAACAGAGCAAATGCCGAAAGATGAATGGAGACGAGCAGGATGACAGAACAAGAAAAAGTGCGGTTGGATGAAATATTGCAACAAGCAGCAAGCAGCAATGCAGCTTGTTAAAGCACAAACCTATCTTCGCACAGGGCAAGCTCAATATGCTGCTGTTTATGTGGGAAATGTACAGAATTTGTTGCCAGGGTTGAGAATGAGATTGGGGAAAGTATGAAAGTGCTAGATGAACATATCCTTGAGTATATTTGGGATGAAACATTAGACCGTATTGCGTAAGGAGCCTTACTTATTAACGCTCTGCAGAGAAGCATTTTTGAATTAAAGACCAATTGTTATCGGATTTTGAGAAACCAATATCCCACTTATTAAAGGAGCAAATATGAGACCTGAATCTAGATATTTTAAATGCGCATTAAGCGTTGAGCCTATTAAATCATTAGATGAGCAATGGCGAAAAGATAGAGAGCTCAGAGATAAAAAACTTGACGCTATTTTTGACACTATCCCATTTTATGAATGTTGGAGAGGAAGTGAACGTAATATATTTGGAATTGTTTGTAGTTTAGATAGCGATGAATTTGCCAAAATAAAAGAGGATAAGACCTATAAATTTGAAATAGTTGAAAATGAGAAAGTTGTCATCACTGGCAATGGCAGAACAAAAGCCGGTAAGGCATTTAACGATAAAATCCAAAGCGTTAGAGATATTTTAAATCAATACCCAAGCTTTAATGATTTTATGCTACGAAAATTAAAACTTAATTGCTGGGTGCTTGGCGCGCGCACTGGTTATGTATCTGTATGCGGTGTTGCAAGTGACTACTTTATCGTTTCAATACCAGTTAAATCAGAGGGCTTTGGTGGGGATGGCTTCCCAGCAATTCCGGAATGTTTAACAGAAATAAAACAAAGTGAATTTTTAATGTTACAGGGGAAATAGATAATGAGTGAACAAATTTACGAATTTAAGAATGTGACCGATATTTTGGTGCTTGATGATAAACAGTTTGAACGATTCTTAGCAGATTTCAAAGAATGGTTCCATTTTCAAAAACAAGCGAGAGCCGAAGCCGAAAAGCTTAGAGAACTTGGATTGAATATTACTCTAGCAGATGTGATTCGTTGGAAAGATGATGACATGATTGGAGTGGGGAAAATTACGATTGATGTGCAAAAGGCACGAGATTATTAAAACCCATTTACAGCCCATTAAATCTCCCCTAGCCCCTCTTTACAAAAGAGGGGGATAAGTTAGATGAAGTGGGCTGAGTAATGTGTTTTATTAACTAAAGGAGCAACAATGTTAAAAGAAAGCGATTTACTTGAAGATCATGATTATGTATCAAATAACGTAAAAATATATAAAGGCAATTTAGTAAGCTGGAGACGTATTTTTAAAGTTAATCATGCTAATGAAAGTGTGACATATTGTGAAATGAAATGGCTTAAAGATGGTTTAAAAGCGACATTGAAAACTATATCAATCAAAGCATTTTTAAAATGGGCTGTTGCTGATGTAACTAAGGATACGAAAGAATGAAACTATGCCGTTGCCCTATTTGCCACAGTGATATCCATTTGGATGCGTTGTTGGAAGATGATGCAGGGCGTGAGATGTTGGGGTTAATCTCCAATTTGGGTGGTCGCAATGCCCGTTCGTTGGTAAGTTATATTGGTCTGTTTCGTCCTGAAAGATCAGCGTTATCTAATGGGCGGGCATTGAGATTAATGAAAGATGTGTTGGAGATGTATCAACCCAGTCCGCTACTCGCCCATGCGTTGAATGAAACGGTGCAAGCGGTGATGAAAAACCGTCGGGAAACCCGCAATATTCAAGCTCTAGCGAATCATAACTATTTGAAGAAAGTGTATGAGGGGGCAAAACCGTTGTTTGCGGTGGTGCGTAGTGAAGGCAAGGCTGAAATGCAAAGCGTTGCGGCGCAAGAAGAGGATCAACGTATGGCAGCCATTCAATATATTGAACGTTATGCCGCTATTGGGCAGTTGCAATTTGTGGAAAATATGCCTGAGTTTGCGGTTTGGAAAGCCTGGAAAGCGGAACAGGAGAAAGGCTATGTTGCGTAAAAATTTAATCGCTAGAATCCATATTGGAAAAAGCCAATTAGGTCTTGATGATGAAACCTATCGTCAATTATTGGTAAGCACAACGGGGAAAACAAGTTGTACTGAAATGAAGGAAAATGAATTGCAACAGGTGTTAAATATTATGGTGCAAAAGGGTTTTAAATCCAGTCGTCATTTTTGGGGAAATCGTGCGGCACCACGTGAAGATAAGAAAATTTATTTGGCAAAAATTACCGCACTTTTAGCGAAACATGGTTTACCGAAAGAATATGCCGATGGTATTGCGAAACGTTCGTTTAAAGTGGATTTTGTGCATTGGTTGCAGCCGTGGCAGTTGAAAAAGGTGGTGCAGATGTTGGCAGTGTATGATCGGAATAAAAAAGCATTGTAAGATGAAATTATCAGGTGTAAATTAAAGGATCTTTGGAGCCTTTTTTATTTGCTATGATAAAGTTTCTATCTAAATTATTTCAACGTTTCACTTCTAATTTTAATTCTAAGCCTAAACCTAAACCTAAACCTAAACCTGAGGTTATAACAGAATACGAGCTACATAACTCTACAACTAATCTAGAATTACCTCGCTTTACTGTATCTATTGAAATAGATAACCGCCCTAAACCTGAAGATCCTCAAGAAAAACGCCGTTTCAAAGAAGCCTTTGAACAAATTACACATGACATTAAATTTATCAATATTGATAAAGATGATGTTTATGAGTTACTTTGGACGCATCGTATTGGAGGATTTTATCAGCTAGGAAAAGCTCTTAAAACTCGTGATATTTTAATGAATTGGTCGTGGTTTGATGAATGGTTAGAGCGATTTCAAAATATATCTATATATCCATATATGTGGAATAGTTGGCTTGTTAAGGGGAAACTTTATCCTACCGACTTAGATGAAGCGACTAAGAAATTAACAGTTAAGAATATGAAAGATATTCTAGGGCGAAAGGGGTATCAAGAATATCCTAAACTTCGTGCTGAATTAGAAGTGTTTTTCAAACAGAATATCGCTTATGAAGATTTACAGCCCGAGTTAAGGGATAGAATGATAGAAAAGGGCTGGAAGGAGAATGATGAGTATCAAGAGTTGAAAATAGAGCTTCTATGTCATTCAGTTATTATGAGATCTTACGCCTTAAGAGATTTTGAACGATATACTCCAGAATATTTATCATTTTTGGATGATAAATTTATAAAAAAGCCTAAACTATCCTTTGTCGGTGATGATGAGGAAGAGAGAATTGTTCAATCATTCATAATCTCTCCAATTAAAAATAATCAGGTTATTCAAATTCCTCCTTTTTTTCCTGGAGGAAGAGCTAATATTCGATACTTTTATCGCGAAAATCATAACGTATAACAATTTTTCAAAAAAAATTTCTGCAAAATACCGCCTTTTTAAAATTTCCGTGTGAGAATTGCGTAAAACAATTTGCGGAGGTGTTTATGGTTGAATCTTTGGAAGATGTGGCTGAATTACTGCCTGAAACAGTGCAGCAGATGGTGGATTTGGTGGGATTTGCTGCGGTGGAAAAAATTATTACAAATTTTGGTGGGGCTACCTTTCGATTTACTGATGGGGTGCATTATTTTCCAAAACTCAAAGCACTCATTGGTTTGGAAAGTGCGGTGAAATTACGAGAGGTTTTTCGTGGGGAGTGGCTGTATATTCCTCGTTGTCAAACGGCATTGCGTGTGTTGCGTAATTATCGTTTTAAAGCCGATTATGATTATCTTACCCAGCATTTAAATAAATCAGGGCGTATGGCTATGCTTGAGCTTTGTCCGAAATATCAACTTTCTGATCGGAGCGGTTGGGAGATTTTGGCACAGGTTCGCCATCCTGAAGAACCCCATAATCTTGCCTTGTTTTAGTGCTGAAACCGCTCCTCTCTTCTCTTTACTCTGCTTTTAAGACAATACCCTTAATCTCAATAGATTAAGGGTATTTTTTATGTCTACTTTAACTTTTCTAGATATTTTTAACCGTTTAATTGGGTATGAGGGTGGTTATGTTAATGACCCTCGAGACCCAGGCGGAGAAACCAATTGGGGGATTACTAAACGTACAGCTTTGGCAAATGGTTATCAGGGCAATATGCGTGTGATGACGCATGAGCAGGCTTTTAAAATCTACTACTCCGCCTTTTGGTTGCGTTATCAATGCGACAAGATGCCTGAAGCGGTGGCTTTCCAGTTTTTTGATGCAGCGGTAAACCATGGATTAGGCAATGCAAGCCGTATGTTGCAACGTGCGGTAAATGTGGCGGATGACGGCATTATTGGCAATATGACCATTGCAGCGATTAAGAAGATGGCGATATCTGATGTGATTATGCATTTGAATGCAGAACGCCTGGAGTTTTATTGCAAACTTAGCACTTTTGCGACCTTTGGTAAAGGTTGGGTGTGTCGTGTGGCGGGCAATCTTAAATATGGAGCAATCGACAATGAAGTTTAAATTTTTAGGCGTGTTTAAACGTGTTTTAAATTGGTTTCAAAAGCCTCAAAAAGTTACGCAATATCGACCGCACTTTTACAGTAAAAATGCATGGAGTTATGTATCTAGAGGGAAACCGACTGCAGCCCAAATGATTATGTGGAGATTATGCCGATGAATAAGTTTTTTGAATTATTTACCAATAGTGATGGGCGAGCCAGTACAACGGGATTTATTCAGTTTTTCGGCTTTTTGGTGATGGCAGGTGTGCTGATTTATGCGGTCTATCTTGACCGTTCTACGGTCTCTGATTTGTTTTTTTATTTTGCTTGTTTTTGTGGGGGTTCTGCGGCAACCAAAGGGGCAGTGATGGCTTTTCAAGCTAAACAAACCAAGCTAGAAGAACAGATTACCGGTGAAACCTATGTGGAGCCAGAACAAACGGATAGACCAAGGGGGATTTGATGAGTATGCAGATTATTTTAGCGGGGCTCGGGATTTTCGCGCTATTGGGTGCGTATGTGATGTTTAAGCTGAAACATGCACACCGTGAGATTGAGCAATTATTAAAAACCAATGCCCAGTTGCAAACGCAAAAAGCCGTGGCTGAAACTCAAGTAAAACATTTTGAAGTGAGAAAGAAAAATGAAGAAAACACTCGTAACACTCGCCGTGATGATGTCATTAACCGCCTGCAGCAATCAGGCGATCTCCGTGATTAATCCAAGTTGCAGTGGATTTGGCATTATCACTGCCAGCAGACAAGATACTACGGAAACCTTGCGACAAATTGCGGTACATAATGCGACTTATCGTGAGATTTGCACTAAAAGTAAGGAGTCAAAATGATTGACGATAAAGTGTTTATTGGGATTGGCACAACGTTGATTATGACATTAGTCGGCTGGGTGTGGAAATCGGTAAACGATAAAGTGGCTGAAAATGAGCATGCGATTAAAGCCTTAGAAAAGCAAATGCAACAGGATTTTCAGAGCAAAGAGCTTGCTGAAGTAAAAGATAAACACTTTGAAAGCATTTTGAAAGAGGTGCGCGATCAGTTGAAAGAAATCAATCAGAAGTTAGATAAAAAGGTGGATAAATAATGTCAGCAAGAGAGCGAAAACGATTAGAGCAATTGGCAGAAAAACAAGAAATTAATGCCAAATTAGATGAGATTCTGGTTTTAAGCCGACAAGCGAACCATAAAATCGACCGTTTAGACGGTCGAGTGGATGATATTGATACTCGCTTGGCAAAGGTAGAAGAAAGTTTGGCGAAATTAGGTGTGCGTGCTGCGGTTATTGGCGGGTTAAGTGGCTTGGTCGTCTCTGTTGGGTTTGAGCTGATTAAAGCAAAATTCGGGGGTTAAGATGGCACATGATGAAAAAACCAAGGCAGATGTGCGCCGTTATTATGTGTTTGATTGCTTAACACTGGAAATTGCCGCTGAAAAAGCAGGGGTATCTTACAACACGGCACGTCGCTGGAAACGTGAAGCCGAAGCCAAAGGCGATAATTGGGATAAAGTGCGTGATGCGAACACGATGGCAAGTGGCAAAGTAGAAGATGTGGCACGCGGCATGCTGACTTCGTTTGTGCTTTATTTTGAAAACACAATGAATGAGATTAAGCGCGCGGAAGCATTGCCTGTGAGTGAAAAAGCGAAGTTGATTCAGGGCTTGGGCGATAGCTATTCGAAAATGGTGGCAAGCAGTAAGCGATTATTGCCAGAAGTGTCGGAAATGGCGACGGCAATAAAGACCATCACGATGTTTGGGGATTATATACAAGCCAATAAGCCTGAGTTGATTAATGAGTTTGCGGACTTATTGGAAGGATTTGGAAAAGCCCTAGATAAGGAATTTAAAGCATGAAACTCTTAATTTTTCAGTTGCCATCACTTACAGCCATTATTTGTGCATTTTTGCTGTTGAGCCAAGGTATTAGTGGTTGGGGATGGTTTTTATTTATTGCTTTTTGTGTATCTGCTTCTAGGGCATAGGTGAAGTTGTGAAAAGTAAAGAATTATTAGCAGAATTAAAAGCCTATTCAGACAGCTTGCGACAAAAGGTCGAGGCAAAGTTTGAGGGGTGGGACGATTCTCTTGCTGCCATTAGTGAGCGACGCAAAAAGGTGCTAGATCCTGTTTCGGGCTATGACTTTTTTGTGTCGAATTACTTTCCGCATTATGTGCGTTCTAGCTCTCGTTCGCAGTTGCATAACTATCTTTTTGAGCAGTTGCCACAAGTATTACAACAGACATCATCAGTGCATTTAGCCATTGCTGCGCCACGTGGTGAAGCTAAATCGACCTTGGTTTCCCAGCTCTTTACACTTTACTGTCTTGTGACACAGAAAAAACGCTATGCGTTGATTGTGATGGATAGTATCGACCAAGCCTATCCAATGTTGGAAGCCATTAAAGTAGAGTTGGAATTTAACCAACGTTTGCGCATTGATTTCCCTGAAATAGCAGGACAAGGGCGTGTGTGGCAAGCGGCAACCATTATCACAAAAGCCAATCAAAAAGTGCAAGTGGCAGGTTCCGGCAAGAAATTGCGTGGTTTACGCCATGGGGCGTATCGTCCTGATTTGGTGGTACTGGATGATATTGAAAATGACGAACAAGTGCGGAGCCCTGAACAGCGTGACAAATTACACGATTGGTTGAAGAAAACTGTCCTTCCGTTAGGGGCGGCTGGAGATAAGTTAGATGTGGTATATATCGGGACTATTCTCCATTACGACAGTGTTTTAAACCGCACTTTATCGAGTAAAGCGTGGAAGACAGCCAAGTTTAAAGCCTTAATTCGTCAGCCTGATGATATGAGCCTGTGGGATAAGTGGGAGGACTTCTACTTAAACGAAGGCGAAGCGGTGGCTGATGCTTTCTATACGCAAAATCAAGCGGCAATGGATAAAGGTGCGGTAGTAAGTTGGGCTGCTCGCCCGATTTTAACCTTGATGAAGATTCGCGCTCGTGATGGGCATGCCACCTTTGATTCGGAATATCAAAATGACCCGTTAAGCAGTGATGATGCGATGTTTGCCAATAGTTTGACTTATTGGACGGAATTGCCAGCGAATTTAATTTATTTCGGTGCGCTTGACCCATCCTTAGGAAAAGCAGGGGCAAGCAGAGACCCCTCTGCCATTTTAGTGGGCGGATATCATCGAGAAACAGGCAAGTTATATGTTGTGGAAGCACAAGTGAAGAAACGTTTGCCTGATTTAATTATTGAAGATGTGATCCGTATGCAGAAGCAATACCACTGTCAGCGTTGGTTTGTTGAAACGGTGCAATTCCAAGAATTCTTAAAAGACGAATTAGTGAAACGCTCGGCACAACGTGGCATTCCTGTTCCAGCGACGGCGACGAAGCCAAATACAGACAAAATGTTGCGTATTGAGAGCCTACAACCCCACATGGCGAATAGTTTAATTTTGTTGCATAGCTCGCAAGCTACACTGATTTCCCAGTTACGCCATTTCCCGAAAGCAGACCATGATGATGGCCCAGATGCGCTAGAAATGTTGTGGCGTAATGCAGTGGGTAGTTCGGCAGCGATTGAGTGGATTGGGTTAGATCAGTTGGATACGTTTGATGTGGAAGATGAAGATGATGATCTTTATTCGTTTTGGCGAGATTAATTGAAATCGGGTTTCGCCGATGGCGACCTACTTTTATGAAAGTGCGGTTGATTTTTTAGGGAGTTTAAATGGGATTTTTAGATAAGGTTAAAAACCTTTTAAAAGGTAATGAAACAGAGCTAACACAAACCGATGAAGCGGAAGTGACAGCATCAGGTCGTGTATTAGATGATCACCCCTCTGCAAAAATTACGCCTTCAAAATTAAAGCAGATTTTAGAGGATGCCGAAAACGGTGATATTCAGGCGCAGCATCAACTTTTCATGGATATTGAAGAGCAAGATAGCAGCATTGCCGCCAATATGATGACACGTAAGCGTTCAGTTTTAACGCTAGATTGGCGTATTGTTGAACCACGTAATGCGACACCAGCGGAAGAAAAATTGCAAGCAGAAATTGATGAGTTATTTTATCAATATCCCAATCTTGAAGACTTGTTTATCGATTTAATGGATGCCGTGGGACACGGTTTTTCCGCATTGGAAATTCAATGGGCTCAGGTGGATGGCAAATGGGTTCCAAAAGGCTTTAAACCTTGTCCGCAGTCTTGGTTTAAATTGGATAAAGAGGATAGTTTATTATTACGCACACCAGCTAATCAAATGGGCGAGCCTTTACGTCCTTTTGGCTGGGTGGTACATCGCCATAAATCTCGTTCGACACAGTTAGCTCGTGATGGCTTATATCGAACATTGGCATGGCTTTATATGTATAAGCATTATTCTGTGCGTGATTTTGCCGAGTTTTTAGAGCTTTATGGCATGCCGATTCGCATTGGTAAATATGGTGCCGGTGCCACTAATGCGGAGAAACGCACGTTACTGCGTGCGTTGGCAGAAATTGGGCATAATGCGGCAGGCATTATGCCTGAATCGATGCAGATTGAACTGCATAATGTCGCTAATGCGGGGGCAGCATCGGGTAATAATCCATTTTTACAAATGGTTGATTGGTGCGAGAAATCTATCGCTCGGTTGATTTTAGGGCAAACCTTAACATCGGGGGCGGATGGTAAAAGCTCCACCAATGCGTTAGGTAATGTGCATAATGAAGTTCGTCGTGATTTGATGATTAGCGATGCGAAACAGATTGCGCAAACAATTACTCAACAAATCATTTTGCCGTATTTGCAAATTAATGTTGATCCGAATATTGCGCCACATCGTATCCCTTATTTTGAGTTTGACACAAAAGAATATGAAGATTTATCGGTCTTTGCAGAAGCCATCCCTAAACTTACCGGCATTGGGGTGCAGATTTCTGAAAGTTGGGTGCGGGATAAATTAGGAATTCCTGAACCGCAGGAAGGCGAACTGATTTTAAGCACACCGCAAGGCGAGAAAACGGACGAAAAAACGACCGCACTTTCTGCCGTATTTAACCACGGCAAAGACTGTACTTGCGGTTGTCGTGCTGCTGTGTTGTCGGCGCAGAATGGTAAAAAGGACGAACAAGATGAATTAGACGGTTTGATTGATGATGCACTGGCAAATGCGGATTTTAATCAACAGCTTGATCCTATGATGAAACAAATTGTAGGCGTGATCATGGCAAGTGAAAGCTATGATGAAGCACAGGAAAAACTGATCGCACTTTATCCTGATTTAACCAGTGAAAGCCATCAAGCCTATTTGGCAAGTGCGGTATTTTTAGCTGATTTATTAGGAGCAGCCAATGCCGAGCGCACCTAAGTTTGCCATTGGTGTAGAACCCAAACAAGCCATTGAGTTTTTGCGCCAAAAGAAAATGCTTGCCAGCAAGGTGTTAGTAAAAGAAATGCAGGATAGCGCATTGGCACGTGCTACGACGATTGCGCGCTTAACTAGCCTTGATATGACAAAGGATATTTACCAATCTTTAGAAACCGCAATGCGTGAGGGCAAAGGCTTTCACGCTTGGAAAAAAGAACTGGTGAGTGAATTTGAACGTAAAGGCTGGATTTTTGGGAAAGATCCATCTATTCGTGGTATTGATGGGCATTTACTGGCAGATCCAAAAACAGGGGAATATTTTGGCACGCCGCGTCGGTTAAATACGATTTATCGTGTCAATATGCAGTCAGCTTATTCGGCTGCGCGTTATCAACGCTTGCGTGATAACGTGGATAATCGCCCTTATTGGCAATATTCTGCCGTGGGGGATGCACGTACTCGCCCTGCCCATTTAGCATTGAGCGGTAAGGTGTATCGTTATGATGATCCGTTTTGGGCGACATTCTATCCGCCTAATGGGTTTAATTGTCGCTGTACGGTGATTGCGTTAGGCGATAGAGATTTGAAACGACGCGGAATTGATAAGCCTGACGATAGCTCTGAATTTTTGGTGGAAGTAGAACGCCCTGCGGATAAGCAAGGTCATCGTGAAAAGACGGTAGGGTTTAAATTACCTGATGGCACGGTACGTGTGACAGATAAAGGCTTTGATTACAATGTAGGGCGATTAAACTACAAGCCTAATTTGGATCTTTATCCGGAAAAGCTGGCGCATGCGTTTGCGAAGGTTGAGATGAAAGGTGGGGAGTTTAAGCACGATTTTGAATTTTTGGCAAAGCATGTGACGGAGATGAAACAAACGCTCAGCCCTGAAGGAAAAAAACTCACTGCTGATCAAATGTTACAGGTGCGTGATAGCCTTACCAAAAATTTTAAATTTGCAGCAGGTGTCTTGAGTGCGGAAAGTAAGGATTTATTGAAAAGCAAAACTGGCACAGTGTGGCTTTCCGATGATACTTTAATTAAGCAATTTAATAGCCGTGATGGGCAAGATTTTGGGATTGATGAGTATGAGGCGTTGCCAGATATCATCAATGCTCCAGATAAAATTGTAGTCGATGAACTAGGATACCAATTTTATAAGGATGTTAAGGGTAAGAAACTGCTTGCAGTATTGAAAGTTTTAAGCAAAGAACCAGAAATTTTTGTTCAGTCGTTTAGATTAGTGAGTGATAAGCAATGGAGAAAGGCATTTAAAGAATAAGCCACTAGGCGGGGCTCGAACCCACCGCACACAGTCCCGAGTCTATTTCACCTCTTCGCCCGCGATCTTCGAGATTCATCGCTTTTCTAGTGGCTTTGGTAAATATACCCCTTTAAAATTTAAAAATCAACGATTATGATAGACATTGAAATCAATAATGCGCAAGAAGTTACCGCCTTGCTTGAACGATTAGCGCAAGCTACAGCACATCGTGCGCCTTTAATGCGTAGCATTGCAGGCACAATGGAATCGGCTGTCACGCAGAACTTTGAAGTGGGTGGTCGTCCTGAGTGGAAGAAATTAAAGCTTCGCCAAGGTACGCCTTTGGTGGATACTGAAAACTTGATGGAGAGCATCACTTCTGAATATAATAACAATGAAGCCATTGTAGGGACAAATGAGCCTTACGCGGCTATTCATCAATTCGGCGGTAAAGCTGGACGAGGTCGTAAAGTAGATATTCCGGCACGCCCTTTTTTGGCTTTAACCCCTCAAGATGAGGCAGATATTTTGGAAGATGTGCAAGACTACTTCCAACGCTTAATTAAATAAATCAGAAAATCGCCCTAAATCGCACGTAGGGCGATTTTTTACTTTTAGGGTATAAGATTTCATCTTTAAATTTTTAAAACAATTTAAAACGGTTTTAAAGCGTTTTAAAATGGGTTTGGGTTGTTTTCAATCATTCAATCTTTCACGTCTTTAATGTGAGGCTTGTTCCTCATTGTCTAAAATTTCAAATTATTTGGTTGCGCTGAAGCCAGTCATCTCTTGTTATCTTGTTCAATTCGATATTCTGCCATCCTAGATTGAGTTTTTAAGGATGGTTTCAGATGAAATTAACAGTTGCCGCTTGTAGTTTTGAAATTAACAAGGCGAAGTATGGTCGTATCCAACTTTTACCTTATGGCAAATTTCGTGCCGCAGACGGCAGACCAACCGATGTGGAGGCATGGTATGTAACAGATACAAATGGCGCGGATGTGGTGGCGTTGGCAAATAATCAACGCAATCCCCTTCCTATTGACTATGAACACCAAATTATTCACTCCCTAAAAAACGGCAAAGAAGCACCGAGTGCGGGCTGGATGGAATATTTCTATTTTACCCCACAAGGGATTTTTGCTGATGTGCGTTGGACTGATAAAGCCGCGGACTATATCAAAAATGGCGAATATCGTTATATCTCGGCTGTGTTTGCTTACGACACAGAGGGCTATGTTCGCAAGATCTTTCATGCTGCATTAACCAATACGCCTGCTTTAGATGGTATGGAGGAAGCAATGGTGGCAGCCAGCGTGAATTTGTTACAAGAGGACAATCCAATGGATAAAAAATTATTAGCAGCATTATGCACACTGTTTGTTTTAAAAGCAGATGCAAGTGAGGCTGACATTACGGAGAAAGTGACCGCACTTTCGGCAGCTAAAGGCGATAGCTCTGTGGACGTGTTAGATGTTTACGCAAAATTAGCTGAAAAAGAACGATCGGTAGCAGCGTTATCCACACAAGTGGGCAATCCTGATCCTGCTAAATTTGTGCCAGTCGATCAGGTAGCCGCATTACAGGCTGATTTTAATGCGCTTAAAACATCTGTAGAAGCGGACAAGAAAGCGGCATTGATCACAGCGGCATTATCGCAAGGCAAACTGGCTCCTGCATTAAAAGATTGGGCGCAAAGTTTATCTGTTGAGGCATTAAGTGCTTACTTAGAAAAAGCACCTGCAATGGCCGCATTAAGTGGTGAGCCACAAGCAAAAGGCGATCCAGAGCAGAAAGTGGTGGCGTTAAGTGCTGCAGAGAGTGCCGCAGCAAAAGCGTTAGGCTTAAGCGAAAAAGATTATATGGCAACCTATAAGGAGCAAAAATAATGGATAAATTCAAAAAATCGGAACTTTTAAAAGCCCTTGATGAAGCCTTTAAAAAAGACTTTGCAAGCGGTTTAAACGTGATTAATCCTCAATGGTCAGAAATTGCTATGAAAATTGCAAGTTCTACCGAAACCAATACTTACGGTTGGTTAGGGCATTTCCCAAAATTGCAAGAATGGGTGGGTAAACGTCGTTTACGCAAAATGCAAGCGCAAGGTATGCAAGTATCGAATAAGTTGTTTGAAAGCACTGTTGCTATCCCTCGCACCAATATTGAAGACGACCAGGTCGGCTTATTTAGTCCGATGGTAAAACAAATGGGACAAAGTGCGGCGGAATTACCTGATGATTTAGTCTTTGGCTTAATTAAACAAGGTAAAAGCACCCTTTGCTATGACGGGCAGAATTTCTTTGATGACGATCATCCTGTTTTTGCGGAAGTCGATGGCACAGGCAATCAAACCACGCAAAGTAATATTACCAAAGGCAGTGCAGCAGGAAAACCAGCGTTTTATTTGTTGGATACGACGAATGCCGTGAAGCCATTTATTTGGCAAGAACGCTTAACCCCTGAAATTGAGACGAAATTTGATCCGTCTAAATCCGATACGGTATTTATGGAAGATACCTATATTTGGGGCGTGCGTGCGCGTGGTAATGCAGGTTTTGCATTCTGGCAACTTGCTCATCGTGTGGAAGACAGCGAATTAACTGAAGATGTCTTAATGGGCGTGTTGGCAAAAATGAAATCCTTAAAAGGCGATGGCGGCAAGTTGTTAAATATTCGTCCGAATATCTTATTAGTGCCACCTGCACTTGAATATACAGCAAAACGTTTAGTGGAAGCCGATATTATCAACGGTACCAGCAATGTGTTGAAAGGGACGCTTAAAGTGATGGTGTCTTCACAGATTGTGGAGTAATCCGTCTCTTTCCTTGCCTTCTCTCGCTTGCGAGGGAAAGCAAGAAATGACTAGGAGGAAGCTATGGCAAAGAAACAGAAAAACAAGACAGACGATGAAGTGAAAACCGATTCTGCGGAAAACACCACAGAAACCGACCGCACTTTAGACGAGTCGGATGACACGCCCAAAGGTAATGATGTGATTCATCCTATTGCCTATGCGGTGACGTTACGTGCAATTCATCCGCAAGCCTCTTATGGTCGCTGCGGCTATCGTTTTAACAAAGAAAGTGCAGTGGAAATTCCAGTTGAAAACTTGACAGGTGAGCAAGTTATTATGCTTGCTGAAGATCCTTGGTTAGAACTTATTCCCATCTGCGAAAAATAAGGATGAGTGATGCATTACGCCAGTGCTGAAGATTTTGTGTTACGTGTAGGGGAAGTACAAGCCATTGAGCTGACCGACCGCGATTTGACTGGGCAAGTTAATGACAATTTGCTTGATGTTGCATTGTCTGATAGCTCAAGCCAAATTGATGGTTATTTGGCAGCACGTTATACCCTCCCTCTTGTGAATGTACCACAAAACTTGGTGCGACTTTGTTGTGATTTGGCTCGTTATCGTTTAGCGAGTATGTCTCATGTGACGATTACAGAAGAAATTATTACACGCTATAAATTAAGTTTAAAAGAACTTGAGGATATCAGTGTGGGTAAGATTTCGCTGGGGTTGCCACCGACAGAGAATAATGATGCCAACGAACACGACAATGGTGTGATTTTTACTAATCCGAAAAACAGGATTTTTGCGCGTGATTACTCAAATTGAAAATGCTCTTGTAGAACGCCTACAGCGTGGCTTAGGGCGTTTAGTCAATACCGTTAAAAGCTACGGTGGCGAGCTCGATGATGAAAGTCTTGGAACATCACGTTTGCCGATGTGTTTAGTCACTTTTGGGGGCGCACGTATCGAACGTATGGGCACTAATTTGAAGCGTCATCAATCCACAGCAAACTTTGTCATTATCGTGGCAGTAAATAGCTTGCGTAGCAATATTGCTGCACGACAAGGCGGAGCTGATAAACGAGAGGTGGGCGTTAATCAGTTGATTACAGCAGTACGCCGTTTGTTAGATGCGCAAACCTTAGGGCAATTAGTCAAGCCACTGAAACCGACTAGGGTGCGTACGCTTTTTAATAATGCCACTTTTAAAGGTGGGGCGATAACGGCTTATGCGATTGAGTATGACGCAGTCTATGAGGATTTAAGCCCGTTAGAAGATGGCCGTTATCCTGAAATGACACAGGATAGCAAAAATCCTGATTATCTGTTTACGCATTATCATGGTGAGCTATCGCCACCAGATCCGATGTTAGAACGTATTGGTAACAACATTTATGACCCAATAAGCGGTGCCAAAGTGCCGTTTGAGGTGGAGACACAAAATGAAAGTGAAAGCAGCAATAGGCATTAAGGTGCCGATGGAACATCAGCCTTATACCTATATTGAACAAGTACCGGTAGAGGTAGAGCCGTCGATTTATTATCAACGTCGTATTAATGATGGCGATTTGATTGTGATCACAGAAACACGTTCACGCAAAGAACAGGAGAAAGACAATGGCTGAAATGAATATTGATTTTGATAATATCCCGACGAGTCTTCGTAAACCGGGTGTTTATACAGAATACAACTCACGCAATGCAGTGAGTACTTTGCCAACAAATGAGCAAAACGTCTTAATCGTAGCACCGATGTTAAATGCAACAAAAGCATTTAGCGCACCGACACCGATTTATTCGGATGTAGATGCAAAAAATACATTTGGTGCTGGGTCTTGGGCTCACTTAATGGCGCGTATTGCTATCCAAAATAATGCCCTGATCCGTTTAACGGTGATTGGTTTAAAAGAGAGTGATTCAGGTGTGGCGGCAACTGGCACCATTACGCTAACAGGCACAGCAAGCAATGCAGGGGTGCTTAAAGTTGTCATTGGTGGTCTTGATTATGCGGTGGCAATCGCTAAATCGGAAACTGCTGCCAACATTGCCGCCCGTTTAAATGCTGTGATTAATGCGGGGGAATATTGTCCTGTCAGTGCAACAGTCAATGAAGGTACTGTTACGCTTACTGCGAAATGTAAAGGCGAAATTGGCAATGAGATTAGTGTCAATGCCACATTAAGCGTAAATGATATGGCAGTGAATGTTTCTGCCCTTGCAAATGGTGCCGAAAATGCCGATTTAGCAGCGGCATTAGCATCTGTAGCTGGTCAGCATTATCACGTGATTATCTCCCCTTTTGCAGATGATAAAAATGCGAAAGCCTTGCGCGAACATTTAGAGTCGGTCGCAAGTCCTGTTGAGAAAAAACCGGGTATTGGCGTATTAGGTTTTAATGGTACGTTGGCAAGCGGTACCACTTATACCGAGAAAATTAATGCTAACCGTATTACAGTGGGTTGGTATAAAGGGGCGGTGGAATCTAATGCCTTAATCGCTGCGGGATATGGGGCGGTTATTGCAGGCGAAGAAGACCCAGCTAAACCGTTAAATACACTTGAGATTAAAGGTTTAACCCCTGTTGATGCCACTCAAACACCGTTAAAAACCGAAGTCAATCAGGCGTTATTCCACGGTTTAACCCCTATTACAGTGGTCAATAATCGTGTGCAAATTATGCGTGCAATTACGACTTATACCAAGTCACCGGCGAATGTAGATGATCCTGCGTGGTTAGACTTAACCACAATTCGTACACTTGATTATACGCGTAAAGCCATTGAACAGCGTATTGAGTTACGTTTCCCTCGTGCGAAATTATCTAATCGCACCCCACCAAAAGTGCGGTCGGAAATCCTTGATGTGCTCTATCGTTTAGAGCAACAAGAGATTTTAGAAAATGTGGATGCGAACAAGGGTAAATTGCTTGTTGTTCGCAATGGCAAAGATCCAAATCGTTTAGATACGGCAATCCCAGCCGATGTGGTAAATGGCTTGCACGTTGTCGCTAACCGAATTGATTTAATTTTATAGGGGGCGTAAATGGAAAAATATGCTGGAATGGCGGTGCTTGAAGTGGACGGCACGGAAATTGAAATCACCGATTTAAACGTGACAAAACAAACTGGACGTAAATTAGTCAAAACTATGAACTCTGAAGGGCGTGCACGTGGCTTTGCTAAAGGCATTACGACCTGGGAGCTGTCAGTGACTGCTGCTCTGCCGATTGATGGTTCAGAGATTGATTGGGCTGGTATCAGTGATGCGAAAATCACGGTATATCCGCTTAATCAAGAAGATAAGCGTACGTCTTACCTTGGTTGCTTTACTACCCAAGTAGGCGAGAAATACACGGTGGATAACGAAGCCGTTATTGATATCCAGATGAATGCGCTTAAAGAGGTAAAAGAATAATGCGTTTACTTCTTGGTATCTCTTATGAAGACAAGCGTTATTTTGACTTTGACGTGCGATTACTAACCTTGGGTGGCGAATGTGCTGCCCTTGAGAAAGTCGCCGAGCTTGGTTTAGATGAGAAAGAAAACCTCACGAAAGCGGAGCAAATGCTCGTGGACTTGGCTTATTTATCTGAACAGCTTGATATTATCGGTATTGCGCAAGATAAGCTCACGCCACAGTTTTTACTGGATAACCTTGCCACGGATGATTATGTGCTGATTACGCAAGCTATCGCTGAACTACGAAAAAAGCACATCGACGCTGGGGAAAACCCGAGCAAAGCCGAAACCGAATAAAACAACATTACGGTGTGTTTGATGCCGAGAAGAATTACCGAAGTGCGGTCATTTTATTGGCTAAATTTGGGTTTACTGCTGAAGAAGTACGAGCAATGTGTCATGCCGAAGTTGCTGCATGGGTGGCAAGTTGGCAACATTCGCAAGGTATTAAAACTCAGTCAGAAAAAGGCAACACGGTGCATTACAACCTTATGCGTCGTAAAACTAAGGGGGCGTAAGCCCCTTTTTTTGTGGATTTAAAATGAGTTTAAAGAGGGTTTAAAAATGGCTGAGTTGAATTTAGCGTTGAAGCTGAAAGCGCAAGACCAAGCAAGCCGTGTGTTTCGACGAGCGCAATCGCAGATTACGCAAAGCACACGTGCTATGGCTCAAGCGCGTGAAAGGTTAGGCGTGCGAAGTGAACATAAAATCCAACAAGAAATTAATCATACCATTGCCGCTTATAACCGATTAAAACGTAGTGGTACAGCCACTAGTCGCGAATTAGCCCGTGCGGCTGAAGCGACGCGCTCAAAAATTGCTGGGCTTAATGCAGAAATGGGGAAAACCTCTTGGGGGCAACGATTAGGCAATGTTGGAACTGCCATTGCTAGTGTGGGCGCAGGCATGGCGGCTGGAGCTATGGTAATGGCGCAACCCATGAAAAAGGAAATGGACTATGACCGACGCTTGGCGATGGTATCCAATACTGCCTTCTCCGACCGAGACGTAGCTGGGCGAATTGCAGGAAAGAAAGAATTACATGATGCGGTGAAAAGTGCGGTAGAAACTGGAGGGGGGACGAAAGAAGAAGCCTTGGGCGCATTAGATAAGTTATTAGCCTCCGGTACTGTGAAAGCTGAAACCGCAATGAAGTTATTGCCTACTTTACAAAAAGGTGCGGTGGCAACAGGTGCAAGTACAGAAGATTTATCGGCGATTGCAATTTCCGCTATGCAGCAATTTGGCATCAGAGAAGATCAAATTGGTGCGGTATTAGATAAGGCTGTGGCTGCTGGGCAAGCGGGTAACTTTGAACTTTCCGATATGGCACGTTGGCTTCCACAACAAATGGCGGCAGCTAAATCGGCTGGGCTTTCGGGCATGGATGGCTTTGAAGCATTATTAGTCGCAAACCAACAAGCGCGTGTTACCGCAGGGACAAGCGATGAAGCGGGGAATAACCTGGTTAATTTACTCGCCAAACTTACGTCTAAAGAGACTGCAGATCGTTTTTCTAAATTAGAAATTAAAGGCAAAGATGGCAAAACCCACGGCATTGATTTTATTAAATCCATGGAGAATGAGAAGAAACAAGGTAAAAATTCTATTGAGGCCTTTGGTTCTATTATGGATATGGTCGTAGGAGAAGATAAACGTTATCAAGCCTTAAAAGCAAAATTGAAAACAGCTAAAAAAGAAGAACAGCAAGCCTTAATAGAACAAATGACAAACTTAGTAGAAGGTACGGCCATTGGGCAGATTATTTCTGACCGTCAAGCCTTAATGGCACTTCTTGGGATTCGCAACAATGTTGAACTAGGCAAGCAAGTAAAAGAAGAAGTCACGAATTCTGAAGGCGCTACAGATAAGTCCCATAAAGTTGTGATGTCAACTAACAGTGCAAAAGTAGAACAAGCTAAAAATGCAGTTGAATTTGCACAAATGGAAGGCATGAAAAGTTTTAATAATGCACTTGGCGATGCGGCTACAAAACTGGCTGAATATGCGAAAGTGTATCCCAATTTAACATCAACGTTGACAACGGCAGGCACCGTTATTACAGCATTAAGTACGGCAGCAATTGCAGCAAGTGGTGCGTTGGCATTATTGGGCGTTAAACGAGGCGGAATTGGGCTTAGTGATGTAGCAGATGTTGCTGGCAATCTAGGAAAAGGGAAAAACGGTTTAAAAATTAAAGGGGGCGGTAAGTTAGGCAGTATTCTTAGTGCAGGGGCACTTTTTACCAGTGGTTTAATGATTGCTGGAGAACAGCGTACAACGGAAGAAGCGAAGGCTGAAGAAAAAGCTGAGGCAAAAACCGCTCAAGAAAAACAGCTTGAAAACCAATTTTATGCGAATGCTTACGGGGGCAATAAACCGACCACAACCCATTATGCACCGCAAGGTTTCGGTTATAACAAAAATTCCGTGTGGGGGACGGCTGGACGTTCAGGCGAAGTGGCTGAAATTGCACGTAAAGATGAAGTTGCCACTTTACGTCTTGAGCGAGGCACACTCACGCAAGCCCAATATGATGAGCGCACGCGCCAAAGTGCGGTGAAAATTGCGGAAATTCGCAATCAGGGGAAAGGCTATTCAGGTTTATCTGTAGCGGCTAATGACACCGACTCCGCTTTAAGTCGCACACTGGGTGATTTATCTAGCTTGGCTAACTATCAAGCTGATTTTCAGCATTTTGGGCAAACCATTAGCGACGGATTAAAAACCGCCATTGAAAGCCAAAATTTCACGATTCAAAACGAAATCAAGGTGGATTTAGACGGACGGATTGTGGCTGAACAAACGTCTCAGTATCAATATCAAGACTTAAAACGGGGGTAAAAGATGGCTGGTTGGACAATGCCTGTGCAACGTGCGAGTTTTCGTGGCGTGCGTTTTGATGTGCTTTCGGTGGATGATGATGTCTATCGCTCAACCATTGAGCATGCTTATCCTTTCGTCAATGGCGCGGACGTGGAAGATTTGGGATTAAATCCATTAACCGTGCGTATGCAAGCCGTATTTTATGGGCCAGGCTATTACACGGACTTTAAGAAGTTTTTAAGCGTGCTACAAAAATCAGGGGCGGCAACATTAGTGCATCCGATTCGTGGGCGTTTGCAAAATATGATTTGCACTGGGGCGAGTTTTCATCACGAAGCAGAAATGATTGATTATGTGGCGTTAGATTTGACTTTTATTGAATCTACGCCAGCTAAACCGATTTTTGTCTTTAATTATTCCCTATTGGCAAAAATAGATGCCTTACTGACTGAATTAGAAAACGTTGTTGATGATGTGATGGCATTGTATGGCGAATTTATGGAGATTGTTGCCTTTGCCGCTAATACAAAATCACATTTGTTGGGTGTTTATGGCGCATTATTTGGCTGTTTTGAGCAAGTGCGCGGGTTATTTGATTTTGACAAAACCAAGTATGGTGTGTCGCCTGTCGTGACACAAGATAACTTTAAAGCAAAATCTAGCCGTGCTGTGCGTGATTTGGTAACCATGATTGATTCTGGGTTGCGCCAAATTGCTGCACGCAAGGACTTAACCCTGCGTGCAAAATTTGATGAGGTACTCCGCACAATACGTCAAATCAAGCATATTCCTGCTGATTTAGTGAGTGGTAAGAATATTAAATCTGCCAAAGAACAAGCGGCGTTGAAATCATTAACGACCTCTTTTAGTAAGGACGATACTGAATCTGTGCATTTAATGATGCAGTTAGCCTCTAGTGTTGCTTTGTTGCGTATTGCCACTGAATTGGTAGAGGACGATGATTTATTGCCACAGGATATTGAGTACATCACGACTCAAGTGCGGTCACAAATTATGGATAATTTACAATTGTTACGCAAACAAGCAGACGATGAACATCGTGGGGAAAATATCACGGTATTAACCACGCCTAATACGAGTTTTTATACGGCTGCGCACAATACGGCAGAGCAATTACGCAATAAAGCGCATAAGTTTACTCAACTTGCCCTTGCGGCAATTAATCGTAAACCGCCTTTAATGGTGCGTGAGGTGCCATTTAGCGGTACTGTGCAACAAATTGCACATGCATTTTATCAGGATTACAAACGTGCAGATGAATTATTAAGATTGAATCCGCAGATCCGTTATCCGAATTTTGTTGAGCGTGGGGAGTGGTTAAACAGCTATGTCAAATAATTACCCTTATGAAAATGATATTACGCTGGAAGTGGACGGTAAAGCCCACAATAGCTGGAAAAGTTATGATATTGATAGTGACTTTTTAATCCCTGCCGATGCCTTTAAATTTGATTTGGGCGTGCCTTCAAATAGCACAGTTTTACCTGATTTTTCGGGAGCAGAAGTGAAAGTGCGTATTAATGGCGAGCTGGTAATGACAGGCATCGTGGATACGACACAGCATACTATTAGTAAAACTAACCGCACTTATAGCCTCAATGGGCGTGACCGTGCAAGTATCCTTGTGGATTGCTCTGCCCCCATTACCAATGTGAAAGGCTTGACTGTGTTAGATGCGGTAAAAAAAATTGTTGAACCACTTGGTATTAAAAAAGTGGCATTGCGTGCGGAAAATAATCCAACATTAGATAAAGTCGATATTGATGTGGGCGAAACAGCTTGGAATGCGGCAATGCGTTGTGCGAACTCGGCAGGCTTGCACTTGTGGTTTGAGCCAAATGGAGAGCTGATTGTGGGCGGTGCGGATTACAGCACACCACCTGTGGCGACCTTGTGTTGCATGAAAGACGGCAAACGAAACAACTTTGAGCAGGCGGATTTAACGTTTGATGTGTCGAATCGGTTTAGCGAAGTCACTTTTCTTGCACAAAGCCACGGCAAGCAAGGACAAGATAACAAAAACGATCTGAAATGGGTTTATCACGATCCTGACATGACTACCTACAAGCCGAAAACTGTGGTGGTATCTGATGTGGATAACTTGGAAGCCTTGCAAAAATGGGCGAAAAAATACATTGCGGACAGTATGCTAGAAGGTTTTACCCTTACTATCGTTGTACCCGATCACAAAATGCAAGACGGTACATTATGGCAACCAGGGCAACGTGTGCATGTCATTTGCGAGGAATATGCTATTGATGCCATTTTCTTTTTAATGGGGCGACGTTTTATGCTGAGCCGAAACGCTGGCACACAAACGGAACTACGCTTTAAACAAGACGGCATTTGGACACCAGACGCTTACAACGCAAAAGCAGAAAAAGCACGTAAGCGTAAGGGTAAAAAATTAATGGCTACTAACGGACATGGCAGCTGGGTGGCTGCGAATTAAGGGGACAAAATGAGACGATTAAGCCAAGCCATTCAACAAAAGGCGCAAGGTGCGGCAGAGGAAATCCGTCAAGCCTTTCGCGGTGTGCTGCACTTAGTAAAAAGTGCGGACAATATTCAAAAAGTGCAAGCTTCAGGGCTTGCCGATGAAACCTTGCAAGATGTGGAGTTGATGCAGCAGTTTGGCTTTACCTCTGTGCCTCCAGCAAATACGCAAGCGGTGATTTTACCCATTGGCGGACAAACTACCCACGGCATTGTGATTGCGACTGAGAACGGTTCTTTCCGCGTGAAAAATCTGCAAGGTGGCGAAGTGGCCGTTTATGATGAAAGTGGCTCTAGCATTGTATTAAAAAAGGGGCGGTTAATTGAGATTGATTGTGATGTATTAAAGATTAACGCTGCAACAAAAGTGGATATATCAAGTCCACTGGTTGAAACCGATCAGGTCTTTACTGCCCAAGGGCAAATCAATGGTAATGGTGGTATGGCTGTGCAAGGTGGCAGTGGCGCGAGCTTTACTGGTAATGTACAGCAAAGTGGTGGTAGCTTTACGACCGACGGCGACGTGGAGGCTGGTATAATTTCGTTAAGGAACCACAAACATACTGGCGATAGCGGAGGAAAAACCACTAAACCTGAATAATCTAACCTTAAAGGAGATGCTGAAACCCTGCATCTCCTTTCTTTTTACCTCTTATCTTATCCTGTCAATATGGACAGAGAGATCAGCCCGCTTACCGGGGACTATACAAGTAAACAAATCAGTACGCTTGCCAATGCAGCGTATATCAGATTGACCACACCATTAGGCTCTTGGTGGGCAGATGGGCGTGTAGGCTCTCTGCTCCATCTTATTCCGCGCGAAAAAGATTTGTCGCGCATAGGTTTAATTGCACAACAATATGCCGAAGAAGCCTTGCAACCCTTGATTGATGATGGACGTGCGGACGAAATTATTGTCAATCATACCCAACCACATAACGGTGTATTGATTTTAGATATATCCATCCGAGATAACCGGGGCGAAACCTATCATTTTAAACACCCGGTAAAAGTCATTTAAAAAGGGTTTAAACCATGTTTATTGTGCCGAGTTTAGAAGATATTCGCCAAGCGATTTTGCGCGATGTGCAGTCATTAGAACCGAGTGCTGATGTGAGCATAGATAGTGACTATTATGCACGTGCCAGTAGCCTTGCTGCCGTAGCGGAAGGGATTTACGCTCATCAAAAATGGATTATTAAACAATTCTTCCCGGATACTGCTGACACAGATTTTCTTGAAAAACATGCGGGTTTGCGTGGTATTCGCCGCCGTAATGCGACTTATGCCAGTGGCCGTGGCGCAACAGTGACAGGTACCCCTGATGCAGTACTTAAAGCGGGATTACAAATTAAAACAGACGATAACCGATTTTATGAAATCACCGAAAGTGCGGTGATTTCTGTAAGCGGTTCTGCCGTTGTTGCCGTGCGAAGTCTTGCGACGGGTGCTAGCCAAAATATTAAAACTGCGACAAAAGCAAACTTTATGGCGGCACCTTTAGGCGTGCAATCCGATGTGGTGCTAAATGATGTAATTGGTGCAACGGATGCAGAAAGCGATGCGTCTTTGCTCGAACGTTTGCTTGAGATTATTCGCCGACCACCTGCTGGGGGTAATCGTTATGACTATCGTACATGGGCGTTATCGGTGGATGGCGTGGATGCGGCTTATGTTTACCCGTTGCGTCGTGGACTTGGTACGGTAGATATTGCGATCACATCAAATAACGATGTGCCAAGCGATGAAACAATACGTCGCTGCCAAGAATATATTGACGATGTGCGTCCAGTAACCGCGCGAGAAAGCAAAGTCGTGAAACCTGATGTAACAAAAGTCAATTTTAATATTCAGGTAAAAATTAGTGGCGTGACCTTACCCGAAATTAAGGCAGCGATTTCTACCGCACTTGCGGATTATTTTAATACGCTAATCCCAGGCGATGATTTGATTGTGTCGCAATGTGAAGCGGTGGTAAATAACTTGGTCGGTGTGGTTGATCGTAAGTTTACGGCACCTATCACTAATCTAAAAGCGGATGTGCGTACAAAAATTGAGTGGTTTCGGTTAGGTCAAATCACCGTTACGGAGATGGCATGATGCAAACTGACCACAAAAAGGTGTTAGCAAAACTTTATCCGCCTGTTTCATACGACGTAAATGGAGAGCGTTTTTTAGCACAGTGTGAGGTGGATGGTAATGCCTTTGACCGATTACAAAAAAGTGCGGTGGATTTATTGCAAATTATTGAACCTGCTACCTCCAATACCATGTTGTCCGATTGGGAACGTTTATGCGGCATAAAAACAGATTATACCAATAACTATCAAGCACGAGTAAAACGTGTTATTGCCAAGTTAAATGCGATTGGGGGCTTATCCATTCCCTATTTTAAACGTATTGCGGAAAGTATTGGATATCGCATCGAAATTAAAGAGTTTTCTTCCCTTGCGAATGACTTACCAACGACGGGAGATTTGGCTCAATTTCGCAATGAAGCGCGTGATAACTTGATTTTTATGTGGCGAGTATCGGTGCTTAATGGGGATGACAATATTGTGTATTTTCGCGCAGGTAGTTCCTTTGCAGGTAATCATTTAGTGGAATTTGGCGACCCAATTATTGAGGAGTTCTTACGAGATTTAAAACCTGCACATACTTACTGTTATTTTGCTTATCAAACAGGATCTTAATATATGAAAAGTTTAATGCCTCAAATTGATTCCAATGATGGCCTTTTTCACAATGGTAATCCAGCAACAGGCGAACAAGGCACTCGAGTAACCGATACGTGGCTGAACGACGTGCAAGACCGTGTGCGAGACCTACAAGCTGAGGCGCATTATGTGTTGCAAAAAGCGGAATTTACCCCGAAGGCAGAAACACAAACGCAGTTATATCAAGCGATTGTGAAGATTATTGATGATAACCGAAAGACGGCAAGTTTAACTCAAAAAGGCGAAGTTCAGCTTAGTTCGTCCACTAACAGCAACAGCGAAACCAAAGCGGCAACCTCAAAAGCCGTGAAAACCGCCTATGACAAAGCAGTAGAAGCCAAAACTACCGCAGATGAAAAGGTTGGTTTAAATGGTAACGAAAGCATTAATGGCGAGAAAACCTTTGAAAATCGTATTGTGGCAAAAAGGAATATCCGTATTTCAGACAACCCGCATTATGCTTCATATGGAGACCATTTAAATATCGGGGCAAACAATGGCGATTGCTGGTTCGAATATAAATCAAGCAACCGAGAGATTGGCACACTTCGTATGCACGCTAACGGCGATTTTACCTACAAACGTAATAAAATCTACCACGAGGGGGCAAAACCGCAATTTAATACGGATATTGAAGACAAGCCTGATACACTTGCAGGCTATGGTATTGGGAATTTCAAAGTAGAACAAGGGCAAGGCGATGCTAATGGCTATAAAACCGATGGCAATTATTACTTAGCAAGCGGTCAAAATCTTCCTGAAAATGGGGAATGGCATATTGAAGTAGTTAGCGGTGGAGCAACAAATGCGGTGCGTCAAATTGCACGTAAAGCGAATGACAACAAAATCAAAACACGCTTTTTTAATGGCTCAAATTGGTCAGAATGGAAAGATGCAGGCGGCGACGGCGTGCCTATTGGTGCTGTGGTGTCATTCCCTCGCGCAGTAACTAATCCCGTTGGTTTTTTACGTGCTGATGGTTCAACATTCAGCCAACAAACCTTTCCCGATTTATACCGCACTTTGGGAAACCACAACCAACTCCCAGATTTAACCCATAGCGATGTGGGGATGACGGCTTATTTTGCCGTGGATAATATCCCAGCAGGCTGGATTGCCTTTGATGAGATTGCCACCCAAGTTACCGAACAACGTTACCCCGAGTTATATCGTCACTTAGTTGGTAAATATGGCTCCATTGAACGCGTGCCTAAAGTAGCAGATAGATTTTTGCGTAATGCGGGGAATAGCTTGTCTGTGGGACAAACGCAAGAAGATGAGTTAAAACGACATGTGCATAGAGTACCGATAGACTACGATTCTTGGTTTGATCACTCAAGTCAAAGACGGAATAATTCGTATTTTGACTATACAACATTTGCTCAGTCTTCAGATTTGTGGAGCACCCTTGGTTATGACAATGCAGATGGCGATAATGGTTTTGTGTCCCCAAAAGACACCTCTCAAATGGCAACAGGTGGCGATGAAACTCGCCCTAAATCATTAATCCTCAAATTATGCATCAAAGCCCTTAATAGTTTTGATGATGTGGTCTTTTGGATTAAATCCCACGGCGAGGTAACTAATGCTGGTGCGCTTGATGCAGGGCGATTAGCGCAAGGATTACAAGATAAAGCAGCGCGTAATCATACCCATGCCGTGAGCCAGATTACGGATTTTAATCAGTCTGTAAGAGAAATCGTTACACAATCCATTACCCAAGGATTTAGTCAAAATCTAGCCGAAACAGGATGGTGTAAATTGCCAAATGGGATGATTTTACAATGGGGGAAATTTAACAAAGGACATGGTTTTGTATCCAACGAACAACGCCTTGTTACATTCCCAATCACTTTTCCTAATAAGGTACTTTTTGTTGGGCTTACAGAATTTACGAATGTGTGGTCGTATAGCACAACAGTAGAAAATCGACAACGCATGACAAATAGTGGGTTCTATGTAATTAGCCAACGCAATGACAGTATGTATTTTGCATTAGGATTTTAACGGAGAAAGCTTATGTATTACTACGATAAAAAAACAAATGGGTTCTTAGTACAAGGTGTAAATTTAATTCCTGAGGGTGTTATTAATATTACTGATGAGTATTATCAGCAATTGTTAAGAGGACAATCTCAAGGCAAGCAAATCATTGTAGATAAAGCGGGCAATCCTATCTTAATTGACCAGCAACCTAGCGCAGCACACCAGTTAAATCTTGACACACTCACGTGGGAAATTTCAGCCGAAAAACAAACCGCACTTTTAGCCGAAACCCAAACTCGCCTTGTTGCCAACATCGATGAGCACGCGGCAAAAATTTACAGCACTTGGACGAGGTTTGAATCTGAGTACCGTGAACGCCAAGCTGCTGCAGAAGCCTTTAAAGCAGCAAATTATGGGGGCGAGTGCAGTCGATATATCTCAGACTTTGCGCAACGAGCAAGACTGGATAACAAGACCGCCACAAACCTGATTTTGACACAAGCGGCAGGACTCGAAAAACTGCAGGTTGAATTAGCTAATCAACGTATGCGCAAATATGAACTTAAAGCCCCTAATCTCACGCTTGAGCAACTGCAATCAATCCATGATGACATTATCAAGCAGATGGATAACTTGATGGAGGAATATCAAAATGGCTAAGGTCTATTTGGCGATGTACAAACACAAACGAGACTGGGGCAAAGAGCCAGTCAAAGCGATAGCCGACCGCATTACTCAATTTTGCACAAAGGGCAAATACTCGCACTGCGAGATTGCCATTGAGCGTATTGAGTTTGGCAATGGGCATCATTATGAGCATGCGACAGTATATGACTGCTACTCCTCATCAGTACAAGATGGCGGCGTACGTTGCAAACAGATTGATGTGTCCGATAACACCAAATGGGATTTAATCCCACTTGACGGTGTGACTGAAGAACAAATCAAAGCCTATTTTGACCGCACTTCAGGCAAGAAATATGACTGGTGGGGTGCGCTAGGAATCGTACTTGGAATCAAACAAAAACGCTCAAAATATTTTTGCAGTGAGTGGTGCTTTAATGCGATTTGCGGTAGCGAGAGAGGTTGGCGATTTAGCCCAAATCAACTAGCGGCTATATTTAATAAAGAGAAAAGTTAAAAGGAGCGTTTACCCTGCACAAAGTTTAATTCAATAAAGAAAAGACGGCGATAACAACGGCACTAGGAATGCTCGTTGTTACCAGCTACGCAGAATGAGCCTGCATATAGCCATACGCCGCCTACCTTGCGCAAGGCGGGCGGATTGTAACAAATCTTTTGATTAGGAGAAATATATGCAGTCAATTAAAGCAATCCGTTGCACATTTTGTAACAAATTATTGGCAAAAGTGGGGATAGTTGGTTATTTAGAAATCAAATGCCCTCGTTGCAAAACCGTTAATACTACACGTTAATTTGATTTGAGTGTCAGAATGCCTTGAGCATCGGAACGCCATAGAAAGGAAAAACTATGGCAAATCAAAACACCTTTAAACAAGCCCCGTTGCCGTTTATCGGACAAAAACGAATGTTTCTTAAACATTTTGAAACAGTTTTAAATGAGAATATTAAAGGTGAAGGCGAAGGCTGGACGATTATTGATACATTTGGCGGAAGCGGTTTATTAAGCCACACCGCCAAACGGTTAAAACCGAAAGCCCGCGTCATTTACAATGATTTTGATGGCTATGCGGAGCGATTGGCACACATTGATGATATTAACCAGTTGCGAGCCGAGCTTTACTCTGTAGTTGGTAATGCTACGTCAAAAAATAAACGTATGACGAAGGATTGTAAAGCAGAATGCATCAGAATTATTCAAAACTTCAAAGGATATAAAGATCTAAATTGCTTAGCGAGTTGGTTATTGTTCAGTGGGCAACAAGTGGCAACGCTTGATGACTTATTCCAACATAATTTCTGGCATTGTATTCGTCAGTCTGATTATCCAAAGGCTGATGGCTATTTGGACGGTGTAGAGATTGTGAAAGAATCATTCCACACGCTTTTGCCTAAGTTTAGCGATGATCCGAAAGCGTTATTTGTGTTAGATCCGCCTTACCTTTGTACCAAGCAGGAAAGCTACAAACAAGCCAAATATTTTGACCTGATTGACTTCTTGCGATTGGTCAATATCACGCGACCGCCGTATGTTTTCTTTAGCTCAACGAAGTCGGAGTTTATTCGATTTGTGAATTATATGCTGGAAGACAAGGTGGATAATTGGCAGGCATTTGAGAATGCCGAGCGGATTACGGTCAATGCCAAGCTGAACTACCAAGTGGCGTACGAGGACAATTTAGTCTATAAATTTTAGCTATGAAAAAGGCTTCGCGTGATCACGAAGCCTTTGTTTTAGTCTTCTAATTCAGAAAGCAAGCAATAAAACGGTGGGGCGAAAGGGGCAAGTGTGGACGTAAATCTGACTACACAATCTTTATGCCCGTCTTCCACAAACCGCACATCTAAAAACGCCGTGTTATACACAAAGGTTTGCCCGCGTCCGTTAGGTAGTGAATATTGCGAACCGTCCGCAATAAAACCGTCATGTTCTTTCACGGCAACAAGGGCTAATTCTATCATCATTTCCTGCTCGGTTCTCATTCTAAAGTTTGTCATTTTGTGGTTTCCTGTGCTTGTTTAAGTTGGTCACAGGATTACTCTCTTCGGCAGGCATAGCAAGTCATCATTGCGGCAAAACGACTGACTGCGGTCGAATTAGACTGGGGAGGTATGGACGGCTAAATAAGTGCAGATATGTAATGCCATTTCACTAAATGAAAAAACAAGAAAAGGAAATTATCTTGCTTTTTTAGGAACGGTTATGTTGTGCGGGTTTATCTAAAGTGTAAAATTTAAACGCCCTTTAATGATGATTTAAAGGGCGTTTTTTGTCTAGGTTTAATCTGTGATTTATTTTGCATAATACTAAAACGCTTATGCAAAATAAATCCCAACTTTATGCAAAAAGTTTTGCGAACTTATATATTGTATTAGAAGATGATGCTAAATTTAAAAATAATTTCTTAGAAGTACTTGATTTTATTAATAGCGATAAAAATACGTTTGAATTTTTCTGGTTACAACCTGATCGTTTGAAAAATAAAAGAAAATTGATCTCTAATTTCGGTAATCTTTCGATATATCAATTTAGTAAAGGATTTGCTGGTACTACAGGTTATTATTTAACTCCCCAAGCAGCAAGGAAATTTTTAACACAAAGCAAGGAGTGGTATTTAACCGTGGATGTGACAATGGATCGTTTTTTTGAGAATAAAGTGCCACCTTATGCAATAGTACCATTTTGCTTAGAAGATGATGGCGAGATAGAATCAACTATTTATGAGAAACAAAAGAAACGGAGATCATTAAAAATAGTGATTATGAGAGAGTTGTTTAATCTAAAAACTAATATTAAAAGACGTATTTATAACTTATTCCATTGA